GTTGAGCATCTTCATTGGGAGTCTTCTGTCGCCAGGAGCAACTTCATAGATTTCAAGAACCTTGCCGATTGGGTCGTTCCAGTTATGACCCCAAACAACTCTTGGCTTTCTTCTTGTAAGACTCTTACTGAAAGCACCAGAGACGAGAACATCACCTACGGAGTCTTTATTTCCAATACCAGCAACGAAACATTCAACAATGCCCTGTGCTTCGTCAATATTAAACTGGCCTGGAATTGCCTTGAATTCAATGTTCTGATTCATTTTTCTCCTAATGGTCTTAGACGATAATAAATCATCTACACCTGTAGTCACTGCAAGTATCTAAATACAGATATTCAATTTCTGTAAATCAAACGATGTATTTAAAGAAATTAAATGCTGGAGCCAATTGACCAGGCTCGTCTTGTTTCGTCCTCAGCAATTTGAGACTTCTTTTTTGCAAGAAGGTTTGTAAATGTTGTGACGATTGATTTTCTCAAAGTAGTTGCCTTATCTTCTTCTCCAACGACACTAAGCGTTGCGAATATGGCATTGTTCAACTCTCCTGCCGTTTCCTCGTTGATGGACTTAATTCGTGCCATCTGTGAGTTGACATGAGCGATGATGTCTTCCTTTGTGAGAGGGTTTTTGATAAGGCTCTTTTCCGCATATGTGCTTTGCGAGTCATCAATGATTGCATTCAAGACAGGACGGATGTCTTCGTCCATTTGCTTTGCCCAAATATCAGCACTAAAGATGCTTTCGGTATCAAGCGACCCAGTAAGCAGTTGTCTACGAGCCTTGATGCCTGACGCCTTCTCAAGAACAACACGCTGCTGTCTTTCAAAGATTCTCTCAAGGCTTCTGTCAAGAATCTCCGTCCATCTGTTAAATGTTGTCTCAACTTTTGCATTCCACTCGGCATCTGCTTTTGTCTGCATCACTGAATAGTTTGCTGAAGCCTGAACTGGCGCTGTAGGCATTGCTGCTTGTTCTGGTGGACCTGCTGGCGGCATCCCTGCTGCTTGTGCCATATTCTCGCCCTGCTGAGCAATGGCCATTGCGCCTTCCATCGTGGTTGGGTCTGGTGGTATTCCTTCTGCGCCTGGAACTCCTGGTGGCATTCCTGGCATTCCTGGCATTCCTGGAGCGCCTGGTGCACCCATGACCCCAGCCTGCGCAGGCTCTTCCATCTTCTTCTTGGTGTTTGCGATTGGTGTCAAGTTTGGGTTCATAAGAAGCGAGTCAGCAAGGTCGCTCTCAACTTCTTTTCTGCCAGTTCCAATTCTGTATTCGTTGGTACTGATTAGGCCTTGACCCAATTCTTCCTTCAGGTATCTATTTCTCTCCTGCTCATAGAGAATAAGTACGGGAACTCTAGATACATCAAAATCAATGTAGTACTGCTCATCAAGTTCATCTAACGCACGAGCAATAGGTTCAAGGTGTGGAAGCATGGTCTCGTTCCAAAAGACTCTAATTTCCTCGCCAGCATTGGAGAATGTACGACCAGCGGCATTACCGATTACTGATTCTGGAACACCGAAAGAAGCAAGGATTTCTTCTTTTGTAATCTGACGCATCTGGATGTAAGCAGCGTCTCTCGGGCTTGCTGAAGTGTCAACGAAGTCTGCACCGTCATCTGATGAGATAACAGTAGTTGCTCCAGCGCGGGCAATGTTTCCTCTAAATCTGCTCTTTAGTTCTTCCTTGTCGTCATCATCAATCTCGCCACGAAGAACCAAAAGACCGCCAGGGCGACCATCATTAAGCAGGTAGTTTCTGTTGTAAACCTTTGCAAGATTTTCAATTTCAACTGCAATACCAGCAGCCTCAAGAGGTGTCATTGACAGATATGGGTCAAGAGGGTGTGGCTTGCGAATCCAAATAACATCTTTTGGCTTCATCGTGATTATTGCACCGTTCGGCATTCTCACTTCATAGCCAGCAACAAAGTTCTTGGGGTCTGGAATTGGTGCTGTTGATTGAGGTGGCAAAAGGTTGAGACCAATAATTCCACCGTCTCTACCATAAATCTTCTCAATGAAAACACCTCTTGTGCTCATGAGCAATTGAGAAGAAAGTCTGTAACGGAAAATAAAAGAGTTTTCTCCGATATTTGACTTGGTGTTGAGCAACTTCAGTATTTCTGAGTTCTTTGCTTTTGAACCACCAAGAATTTCACCTTCTGGAGAATTGTCTTTTCTCAGGACGATTGGCAATCTTGCTTGGTTTCCAGCAATCGCATCAATACATCTAGCCACCCAAGTGACCTTTTGCATTCCTTCTTTGTAGACACGCTCAATATCCCAAGAGTCTGAATAAGACTTTCCTGCATAGCCAGGGTTGTGGGCGATAGGCGCTCCAGGTCCAACGCTCTTGCTTGATTGGTTGCCGTTCAACGATTTGTTCTGAAAATTATTCCAAGCCATTTTTACTCAAGACCTAGTAGGAAGCCAAAAATTCCGCATGTAATACCCGCCGCAATAAAACCCAAAGCAGGCGAGACTAAGCCCGCCCCAACGCTTGTAAATATAATAAATCCTACCATCAATAGGTTAGTAAAGAATGAGCGTGTACCTAATTGTTTCAATCTTGATGAAAAAAGAGAGATACTCTTTACAAAAGCAGTCCATGCTTTAGTGATGAAATTGTTCATATATGCATACCGTAGCGCATAAACATCATCTAATGTGCAATTACCTACGAGAGAGAAAAACATGAGTACAGACTGGGCAAAGGTTCTTGAGTACCTAGAACCAAAGAAACCTTCATTTTGTCCAGAAGAGCCTTCAATGCCTCAAAAGGTCTTTTTGAGAACAAACGCTATTGAAGCGCTATTTGGTGGAGCAGCAGGTGGAGGCAAGTCTTCTGCACTCTTGATGTCCGCTCTTCAATATGTGGATATTCCTGGATATTCAGCCATTCTTTTCCGTCGTACATATGCCGACTTGGCACTCCCTGGTGCTTTGATGGACCGTTTTAAGTCGTGGATAGATGGTTCTGACGATATTCACTGGAACGCGAACAGTTATGTTGCGACATTCCCCTCTGGGGCAAGAATTTCATTTGGGTATCTAAACAACACAAACGACTACCTTCGCTACAAGGGTTCGGAATTCCAGTTCATCGGTATGGACGAAGTCACCGAAATCCGTGAATCCGACTATAGATACATGTTCTCTCGTCTCCGTCGCCCAAACTCTGGACCTCTTGCTCAGGTTCCACTACGAATGCGCTCGGCCTCAAACCCTGCACCTAACTGGGTTCGGCAGAGATTTATTGTAGAAGGCTTGGAAAAAAACAGAATATTTGTCCCAAGCAAACTGACCGACAACCCTGGTATTGACGCTGATTCCTACCGCCAAGCACTCCAAGCCTTGGACCCCATTGAGCGCAGAAGACTTGAAGAAGGCGACTGGTGGTCAACTACTCTCGGAACTCTTTTTGAGAGAGAATCTGTTGTGATTATTGACCCAGAAGAAGTGCCCGTCGTTTCGTCCGCTGCTCGTGTCGTCAGATTTTGGGACCTTGCGGCTACTGAGCCTTCTGCAACAACCCCAAACCCAGACTGGACCGTTGGTACACTTATGCTCTTTGACGGTGGTGTTGCCTACATTCTTGATGTCAAAAAAGCCAGAGTCCGTGGTGAGAAGGTTGAGCAGTTGATTGCTCAAACTGCCTACGAGGACGGTCGTGGAGTGGCAATCAGAATGGAACAAGAACCTGGGTCATCTGGCAAGGCGCTGGTTGACCAGTACGCTAGATATGTTGTTCCTGGCTATGACTTCCAAGGCATAAGGTCTACAGGCGACAAAGTAACAAGAGCACGCCCGTTTGCCGCTGCTGTCTCTAACGGCAATGTCAGGGTTGTCCGTGGGACATGGCTGAGTGACTGGATGGATGAACTTTCTTCATTCCCCGAGGCTTGTGACCATGACGACCAAGTTGACTCTGCTGTAGGTGCTTTTACATATCTGACTGGTCTCGGGTTGCCACAGAGGAAAATCGTCAGTATCATCGTCTAGGTAACTATTAGACCTAACGGAGAATACATTGTTAACACCAGCGGATTTACGAATCCTTCTTCTAACCCTTGACAACTTCTTAAACAGCGAGGGCGTACTAGAGGCACCACTAGAAGTGGCGCTAGAGAACCTTGTGCTTTTGAATAAAGCAAAGAAAGAAATTGCTGACATTTACGAATCGTTTGCAGCGAAGATGATTGACCGCATGCAAGAGGAAAAGTCAACCGACATCAAACTCCACACTGGCGTAGAACTCAAATGCAAGTCTGGCACTCCTCGCAAATCGTGGGATAGCGAGAACCTCATGAAGACCGTCTACACACGCCTTAGGCAGTCTTCTGTAGACATGGATACAGGAGAGGTCGGGTTGTCAGATGATGAATTAGTCATTAAACTTCTTGACTACTTCCAACCGTCATATTGGCGAGTTGGAGCACTAAATGAACTCGGCATCAACGCAGACCAATACTGTGAAGTTGGCGAGCCAAAGACAAACATTGCTATTTATACAAAGGATGAAAAATAATGGCTACCAAGAAAGTTGAAACGGTAGAAACCGAGACGCTTGAGGAAACTCTTGCTACTAACCCTGGTGAATTCCACATGGAGTGGGAGCGCCACCAAGAAGAACAGCGTGAAAAGGCGAATGCTCGTCGCAACGCAATGCAGTCGTCAATGAACGAGCCTTTCCCCAAGGAAGTTGAACGCCAACTCAAAAAGGGTGGAGCAAGCCTTACCTACATCCCTGTTAGCGAAGTCATCACTCGCTTAAACAAGGTTCTGGGTTTTGATGGTTGGTCATACGAAATCATCAAGTGTGAGCGCGATGCCCTTGACCCAGACTTCATCGTTGCTCATGTCCGTTTGAGCGTTTTCCCTGAGAGCGACCGATTTGTTTCTGTCACAAAAGATGGATTCGGTGGTCAGAAAATCAAGCGCACCAAGAATGGCGACATTGTTGACTTGGGCGATGAATTTAAGGGAGCAGTATCTGACGCCTTGAAGAAGGCTGCTCAGGCTCTTGGAATTGGCCTTTACCTTGCTCGTACAGAAGAGGCAATGGAGATTGAGCAAGAGGAATCAGTTGACCCGCAGATTGAATCATTGTGGGAACAGTTTGTAGAACTTTCTCGCTCTCTTGACGCCGACAAGAAGGCTCAACTTGGTGAGTTTTGGAAGTCATACGCTGGAGAACGACCAAAGCCAACAAAGATGACAGCCACAAAAGAAGACCTAGAAGCCCTCATCAACAAGTGCGCAATGATGCACTTGACAGAGGGTGAGTAAGTGCTAACTCCTCCACCGCACTTATCTCCATCTTCTATCGGCACATTCAATCAGTGCCCGCTTAAGTTCCGTTATTCCAAAATTGACGGCAAGCAAGAAGACCCAACAGAAGCGACATTGATGGGCAACTTTGTCCATGATGTTCTAGAGACCATGTATCACCAAGATAGTGAATTACGAGACATGGGTCTTGCTAAGCAAATTGCTTCTCAATTATGGGAAGAAGGTTGGGGTGACAGGGTTAGGCCTTGGGTAAAAGGCGATGAAAATATCAGGATGTTCCGATGGAAATCTTGGTGGTGCATTGAGAATCTATGGAAAATAGAGAACCCAATGTTTAAGTCTCCAGCAGGTCTTGAACATGAACTAAACGGAGAGATTGGTGGGGTTCGCATCAAGGGGTTTATAGACAGATTTAGTCAAGCGGAAGACGAAGAAACATTCGTTATCTCTGACTACAAGACTGGTAAAACCCCTAAAAAGAATTGGGTAGACGACAAGTTTTTCCAACTTCTTATTTATTCTCATTTGCTTGAATCAACAGGTGTTGGCAAAGCATCAGAGGTTGAACTTTTGTACCTGAAAGACGGTGTTAGGTTTACAAAAAATGTTACAGAACTTGAACTTGAGTCTGTAGAAAAAACAATAGTAGAGACCAAAATAGAGATAGACAAACGCTGTGAAACTGAAGAGTTTGAACCAGTCAAGTCAATTCTTTGTAATTGGTGTTCGTTTAAAAAGGAATGTCCTGCATGGCGGTAATGATGAATGAAGATGTTTTTGCACGAATGGTTTCTGAAGAAGTAAAGAACAAACTTTCTACTTCTCAGAAAAAGATTCTGCTTCAGCCAGAAAACTGGAGTAGATGGAAGGATGCGCTTCTGTTTCTTGTGGAGAACCTTGATAGACAGATTGAAAACATTGAGGCTGACGCTGAGGCTGATGCTGAAAAATATTCACTAATGGGATTGAGTGGCAAGAAACTTGCTGCTGAAGCAGCCCGTGAGTATCAATACAGAATTAAGAAAATTGACAGATTTAAGTTTCATGTTAATCGCCGCCTTGATGAAGTAATGATGATGATTGAGACTGGCAATGTTGAGTCTTCAGATGGATGGGACAGAGTCGCATTCCTTGAGAACGCCATTGTTAAACACCGTGAACTATTGCGTGAGTTTGACCTAGAGGACACCGCCGTTGACAGGGCGCTATGGTCTGCCATCAGTGGCAACTGGGAGTTTGATTCAATCAATGAAAGCAATTTGTAATGAATGTTGACATTGACAAAGTCATTACGATGCTGTCTGAGCAAGTTGGCTCTTTAACAAAAGACAACATAATTCTCCGTGTTCTTGTGCAACAGTTGGAAGAAGAACTACAATCTATTCATGCGACACAGGTCAAAGAAAAAGGAAGCGGAGTACAGACTCCGCCGACCATTGGTTGAAAAACTCCTTAGCGAAAGACCGCTTTGTGAGGCTTGTCCAACATTTGCTGAGCATGACGGCAGGGCAACATACGCCAGAAATCGCTCATGCGACATCCATGAGATAGTTAGACGCTCTCAGGGTGGCTCAATTCTTGATGAGGAAAACCTTATGGCTGTATGCCGCCCTTGTCATAACAGGATTGGCAACTACCCGCAACTTGCTTTTGACTTAGGTCTAGCAAAACACGCTTACGACTGAGGCTTAAATTCCCCTTGTCGTGGGTCCATGCGAACCGACTGCGGATAAATACTTCTAAGTTTTTCGCCGTCTTCTGTGGTTACTGCGCCACCGTGTAAAACTTTTCCAGGGCTAAATCCATAACAGGCATTGACAATGTCGCAGGCCCCAAACATAAGAACGGCAATGCGTTTCCTGCGGTACTGCGGAGCCGTGACAACTTGCTGGAGAATTGGGTCTCCAACAAACCATGAAACCATTCCTGCCCATCTTGAAAGATGCTGAACGCCTAATTTCTTTATTGCTTCTCCTTGATGGACAACTGTTCCAACTGGGTAAGAATCGTCCCAAAACCCAAAAAGAGCCATTTGTTGAGGAATTTTATTTCTTCCGTCGGCAAGAACAAACCATATTTGTGGAGAATCTTCACGAGGACCAAAAACTTCTTCTCTGTAGTAATTAACCACTAAGCGGCCATCTTTATCTACAGTCGCAGAACCCCATTCTTCTGGTTCTGATTCGCCTTTAGGCAGTTCTTCGCCAGTTGTAAACCATCTTTTTTCTGGGACTACACCAGGGGTTGAAAGCCAACGAATGTCGTGCATCCCATTAGAAAGTTTATTGCCCGTATCTAGAGCGTATGTTGAGGGGAGTTTTGCCATACGGCAAGACTAGCAATTAGTCATTCCACCATGCTGACCAAGGGGTCTTGGGGTCTTCTTTTTCTATTGTCTCAGAAACGCCACTGTATGCAACATGGACCGTTACTGTTGCTTCTCCGTCATAGTCTGTCCAGTCGCCTTCATTGCTGTATACAAAAAGGCTGATGATTTCATCTGGGTTAAGGATGGCCATATTTGTCTTGTACTTGTTAGTAGCAAATTGACCACTGCTCCAGCCATTGTTTCCCCAGTATGGGTTATGGTCGGCATCTAGCGCTGGGGCAAAGCCAGTTGATGAGCGGAACGCTGGGGAATTGTCAATGTTATTGTTGATGTACTGCGTTGTTGCGTCCTTGTAAGTGCCAACAGGTGCATCTTCTGGAAGACCCAGCCAAATGGTCGGCTTGAACTCATCGCTGCCCCAAACATCCCCTGTTTGGGTTTCTGGAGCGTCATAACCAAAGAATGGTGCCCAGTCTGTTGGTTCGTCAACGCTGGAAAGAACGATACGAGGAGACTTTGACTTTTGCGCTGAAAGTATCAATGTTCTTCCAGCGTCCTCAAATAAATCGCCGTCAAATGAGCCGTTAAGCATTCTTCTATCTGCAGTAAACCAGATGCCTTCAATTTGAACTTTGAAAGGGAATGAGACATTGATAAACGAGTTATTAGTGTTTCCAACCTTGTACTCGTAGGTCACGATTGATGGTGCGATAATTCCAGACATTGGGTCTCCACTTGGTTGAGGCTGATAGCAAATAATACTACAGAATGCTATTGTTTCAGATTATGAAACTCCTAGGTTTAGACCTTTCTCTCACTTCTAGCGGGTTTTCATTAGATGGTGCCACATCTGTATACAAACCTTCCTCAAGAGGACCACAGAGACTCTCAGAGGTATCGGCGTTCGTTCTAGAGCAGTGCCTAGCCAACGATGTGTCTTGCGTGATTCTTGAGGGGTATTCGTTTGCCTCTAGAAATTCTCAGGCTCATAGCATCGGTGAACTCGGTGGCTGTGTCCGTATGACCTTGTGGAAAAACGGAATACCTTACATAGAGGTTCCACCTACATCTAGGGCCAAGTTTGCTACTGGTAAAGGCAATGCTGGAAAAACAGAGGTTATTTCAGCAATCTCTTCCAAGACTGGAAAACTGTTTTCTGGGTCGGGTGCAGATGATGAATGCGATGCTTGGGTTCTTGAGCAAATGGGGTTGGCAAAAATGAATAAGTCTGTATATTCATGGACGAAAGACCAGTTATCTGCGCTTGAAAAGGTAGATTGGTCACCACTAGATACTTTAGTTATTGGAGAATAATGATTTCACGCAATGCGCCGATTAGTCAAGTAGATATTGAGCATGAGTTACTTCGTCTTATGGAGATGCTTGAGACCGAGACTGAAGCATTTGAAACGCTCGCTGAGGATTCCGCAAAGAAAGAGGCCTTGTATAAATCAAACTGGGCGAAGGAATATCTCTCTGCAAAAGGCTCAATCAAGGAGCGAGAGGCTTGGGCAGACTACAAATTGGCTGATGAGAACTTTGACTACAAGATTGCTGAGGCTCTACTAAAATCAAAGCGTGAAAAATTGCTTTCGCTTCGTACATCAATTGACGCAATGCGAACGCTTAATGCAAATGTCAGAGTTCAGGTAAACCAATGAGAGAAAAAATATCCCAAGACTTGATGCCTTTGGCATTGAATGTTGACGACTTGATTCCGCTTGAGAAGAACCCTAGAAAAGGGAACATTGAAGCAATCATGTCTTCATACGAAGAGTTTGGTCAGATGAAACCAATTGTTGTCCGCCCGAACAATGACGGAACATTTACAGTTATTGCTGGAAACCACCAACTTCAAGCGGCTAAAAAACTTGGGTGGAGTCAGATTGCTGCCGTTCAAATGAACGCCGATGACGACCGTGCTGTTGCGTTTGCATTGGCAGACAACAGAACAATGGAACTTGGACATACCGACCCAGCAATCCTGAATGAAATGGTCATAGACCTCTACGAAGACTTCCCAGAATTGTTTGATGGTCTTGGTTGGGATGAGTTTGAAATTGCAGCAATTGAGGAATCACAGATTGCCTCTGAAATTGTTTCACCTATTGCCGATGCCTATTTCACACCAGTGATTCAAAAGCCTATTGAGCCGAGCGCGCCAGTCAATATCAATGTTGAAGAATCCGAAGACGGCGTCAGGCGGATTGTCGCTGGCAATGATGTTGACCACAACAGAGTAGCAGTTGCAGGAAGCACAATCGTTTCTCCTGGCTCTTCTCCACAAGCAGTAGTTCAGTACACGATTGTTTTTGACAATCCAGACCAACAACGCAAATGGTATGACTTTGTTCGGTATTTGCGTAACGACCCAGGAATCTCTGGGACAACAACAGCAGAAAAGTTAATGGACTTTATTGACATGCATACGGAGGTTTAAGTATGGACAAGGAAGAATACAAGCGTCGCTGTGAAACTATGGGCCTTGCCCACCCCATGCCAACGCCTATGAACGCACTTGAAATAATGACAGCAGAGCGTGATGCCCTTCTTAGGGAAGTTTCAGAACTGCGTGCAGAGGTTCAACGGCTATCGCAGATTGCTAGATACTAATGAACATATATTCGCCCAATACGGTTGAAGAGTACCTTTTGCTTGTCAACAAACTGAATAAGCGATATAGGGGTAGAGACTGGAGTCAGAGGCACTCAATTGTTTTGACCACTAAATTATTTTCTGAGATGGTCTCAACAATCGTTGATTTGCAAAATCGGGTTGAAGAACTAGAGGCAAACAATGACTAAGCAGAGAATGTTCTTAGACATATCATGCGTTGACGCTGCTCGTCAGCGTATTCGCCATGTCTACGACACCTTTGACACGGTTTGCGTTCAGTTCTCTGGTGGAAAAGACTCAACTGCTGTTCTTTACTTAGCAAAAGAGATTCATGAAGAGCGTGGTCTTGGACCTGTAAAAGTCATCTTTAGAGACGAAGAAATGGTTAGCCCTCTTGTTTATGACTATGTAAACAGGGTTAGGCAGTATGACTGGGTTGATATGGAATGGTATTGCCTGCCGTCTGCACAGGAAATTTGGGTTTTAGGGTTAAGGCAAAATATTCTTACATGGGACCAACATCGTTCTGATAGAGGGATGCTCTCTAGAGAAATGCCAGAGTGGGCTATCAACGCTTCTCATTTTGGTTTGCCGATGAATCAGTCTTTACCAGAGGTTATTGACTATTACACAATGCAGGGTAAGACTGGAAGCGTTGCCTTCATTACTGGAGTTAGGGCTAATGAATCAATGGTCAGATACCGCTCGTTGGTCCAAAAGGTTCATGAAAACTACATCGTAAGCCCTTACAAAATGAAGAAGTCAATTCCCCTTAAATTCGCAAAAGTTATTTACGACTGGCAAATGGATGATGTTCTTAAGTTCATATCGGAAGAACATAATGCGGAGTATTGCGAGTACTATGACCTTGCCTCTATGACTGGTTCAAACACCAGAGTTGGTGTGCCGTTGCATGCCGTAGCGATTAGGCGAATAGGCGACCTAGTCGCAACCGAGCCAGAGTTCTACGACAAACTGTGGTCAATTTGGCCGAACATTGATGCGCAGAGACGGTGGTGGCCAGAGTTTGATATTGAAAAATATATTGAAGAATATGCCGCCGATGGCTTTTCTGGGGCAAAACGATGCATAGAAGAAAACATGGCTGACGAAATTGACAGACGCAGGGCTCGCGCATATGTTGCTGATTTTAGAAAGAAACACCTAAAGGACCCGTACTCCTATCCAATGAACTGGTTGATAAGAAATATTCTTATCAACGAGATAACAGTGTCCGCCGCTTCTCCAGTTGGACCAAAGACAAAAGCGGACTCGTTGAGAAAGAAACTTGCCGAACAGGAATTGAACAATGCAGAAAATTGATTATGTAAATTTTGAAGAACTAAATATTGCCCCATTTAAGGCGACATACATTCTCAGGCCAGACCTTCTTACGCTGGCAAAGTCTTTAATAGACTTTGGTTTTATTGTTCCAGTCGTGGTTCAAAGTGGCACTAATTTTGTTATTGACGGCAACGAGAGGGTGTCTTTGGCGAAGATAAATAAGCATGTTAAAAAGGCTGTGGGGGAAACCTGTCCAGTCGTTTTTATTGACTGCGACTCTATTGATGCACAAATGATGCACTTGCGCCTCAATCGCTCTAAGGGAAACCTATTAGCAAAGCCAACATCAAAGATTGTCAAGAACTTGATTAAGTCAAAAAAGTTTTGTAAAGAAGATTTAGAAGAAATTTTACAAATAAAAAATGATGAATTCACTCTTCTTATTGATGGCTCGCTATTGAAAAATAGAAAAGTATCAACGCACAATTACTCTAGGGCTTGGGTTCCAGTTGAAGCAGACCCTAGAGCAACGGAAATTCCAATTTCTATTGAAAAACCACTAAACCCAGATAGATAACAGCCGCATACCGCCTTGATGGTACAATTTCAAAAGATTTAATCTTAGGAGCGAAAATGAACTATCCAAAAGGTGGATTCATATCCAATGCCACCCAAGCAGTAGCACAGAGAATTAGTGGTGCTCGTCGCCAACTCCGTAAGGCAACGCAGCGTGTCCGCAGACTTGGTGGAAGAAATGTTCGTGGCGAAAGAGGCGTGGGCACTGGTGGTGGCCGTGGCATTTTTCGTCGCGGAAGATAATTTATTCTGCTCCCCTAGGGGGATTACATGCTAGTAACAGTACAAGACCTTGTCACCTATATGGACATATCTTTGTCCCTTAGGCAGCAAGACGCTGCCGACATTGTGCTGTCTGGCCTTCAGAGCGAACTTGAGGCATATCTAGGAAGACCGATTGAGGTCACCGAGTTTACCGAAGAGTACAAGGTGCCAAGCAATCATCTTGCTACACCAATGTCGTCTTTCTTCTATCAAAACAGTCTTGAATCTTCTTTCTATTCGGCTAACGGCAATTCAAACCAGTCCTCAATGAACTATGCAATGCCACCAGAGACGATTTACTTAAGAAACTCTCCAGTCGTAAAAGTGCACAGCGTAGAAATACAAAATCAGTGGACAACTCGTACATATCTTGGCGAAGCAATTACAAGAGTCGCTACAGTCACCAACGCCACAAAATCTGGAATAAGAATTACTTTTACAGCCAATAACCACGGATTTACTGTCGGTCAATACGCAACCGTAACTGGCATAACCCCAACTGGATACAATGTTTCAAACAAGAAGATAGTTGAGGTCACAACCAATACATTTATTGTTGAAGTTGAGGCTGGGTCATTGGGCGCATATGCCTCAGGTGGTAGCGCAGAGGCAATTGGAACTAACTATTCAGTCCGCAGATACGGAATTGACATCTTCAATATTGTTGCTGATGACACCGTTACGGTTACCTATGAGGCTGGTTTAGATGGTCAGTCAATCCCCGTTTTTAAACTCTTAATCCTTCGTGCAGCGACAAGAGAAATGCAAAACATGCATGACGATGTAGTCGGTATTAAGGACCTTGAATCAAGAAATGTTGCCCCTCTTGAAACTGGCTTTACAGACCGAGAACTTGCGTCTGTCAAGCAACACAGGCGTGTAAGGGTTGCGTAAATGCGTATTCAGATACATGTTGAAAAAGACGAGGCGATAGACGCTCTCAACAATATGGAAGAAGCAGTAAAAGACCTTCGCCCTGTTTTTAGAAAAGCAGAAAAAGAACTTTCTGATATTTATACAAAACACTTTACAACCAATGGTGGTGGGAGGTGGAAGCCACTTGATGCCGAATACGGTGCCTGGAAATCAGCCAATTACCCTGGAAGACCTACGCTTGTTCAAAGTGGAAATCTTTTTAGAACTATTAGAAAGTTCAGCGTTAGGGAAATTAATAGAACATCGGCATCATTTGGTACAGACGCAAAAGTTGCAAAATTCCATCAGTATGGAACATGGAGCATGGCAAAAAGAGAAATTATCTTTGAGCCCCCTATGTTTGCAAGAAAACTTGCAAAAGATATTGCTGAACACATTGAGGATGCAGTCTGATGGATTTGATGTTTGGTGCTCACTTTGCAAAACAGTATGTAAATAATTATCTTAAAGTTGATATTCCAACAAGAATAATTAACTACAGAAACGGCTGGAATCTTGATGATGCAACCCTGCCTACCCCAGTGTCGTTTTTTATCTATGAGCCGATAGCGCTTGACTCCTGGCCAACCATAATTACTGTAGCCATGTCAACAAACCGCATGGAAAGAATCGGATACAGCGGAGCAAATCCGCTTTACAGGGTTAATTACTCAATGCGCACATATGTTTGGGTTAGGGATGTTGGTTCAGAAGAAGCAACTCTTATGCGAGACAGACTAACGACAGTTGTTCGGTCTGCGATTCTTGACTATCCATGCATGAAGGCAACAGACCCACAAAATACTTTTAAAGCAATGATTGACGAAAGTTCAATTCAGGAACAATTTTCCGATTTAACTTTGCTAAAAGGCGACAGAGTGATGGCTGGAGCATATTTGTCTTATGACCTATCTATTGACGAAGTTGTTGACAGAATGCCACTCGGAACAGTTTCTACAATTGACCTTGAATTAAGCACATTAGACAGAACGCCATAAGGGCATGATGTACACTAAATACGGTTTATGGGAGTAAATATGACACACATTCACAAAGTTGAAAAAATCAAAGAGCAAACAGAGTTTGACTCAGATGGTGTTGGATACATTGTTGTATCAAATGTTGCTGGGAGACCAATTTCTGTTGGGAGCCCGTCTGTAAATTTATATCCAGGCGATAAAGCATTTTCTTGCGAAGATAACGAAACTGTCATTAAAGCAATTAAAGACAAAAAGTTAAAAATTGTTGAATCTTTTGCTCCTAAGGCAAAAGTTAAGAAACAAAAGCAAGAAGAACAAAAACAAGAAGAAACTTTCACAACAGTTGCAGACTCGGAAGAGCAAGTTTCTGTACAATTAGGTTTATCGGACGATGACGGTTCATCGTCAAAAGATGAACTGTAAACACTAAGAGAGGTCCAATGCCAGGCGTATCAATTACAACAGCAGTAAGAACAGGCCCAACAAGCGCAACTGTTCGCAATTCTTCACAAGCATTCTTTGTTGGTCTCGCTCAGCGTGGACCAGCAGACGAGGCAGTTCTTGTGACGAGCCTTTCTGAGTTTGAAGAGACATTTGGAACATATGTTACTTATGCATATCTTCACCCAACAGTTCAAACATTCTTTGAAGAGGGTGGCACACAGTGCTACATCGCAAGAGTTGTTGGTCCAGGCGCAGATATTGCAACCTTGAACCTCAATGAGGGTGGAGTTGGCGGTTCAAACTGCATCACTCTTACAGCAAACGGACCTGGAAACTGGGCACACGACATTGATGTTGTTGTTACAGCAAGCAGCGGTCTTAGAAACATTAAGATTTACTACCAGGACAGCCCTCTTCCTGTTTTCCAAACAGGAAACAAGGCAACAACTACTGCTTTGGTTAATGCAATCAACAACAGCGCAATTGCATCAAAGTATGTAACTGCAACAAAGTTGACAGACGACCTCCCAGAAGCAATTTCAGCAACCGCTCTTAGCGGTGGCGACGACGACAGAGCCGACAACACGGTTGATACAACATTCACTGCTTATGTTGCTGCTCTTGAACTTTTCCTTGATGCATACGGAACTGGTGCAGTTGCTTGTCCAGAGACAGCAGAAATTGCCACAGATTTAATTGCTCATGCAAACGCATACAACAGAGTTGCTCTTCTTCATCTTGAAGAGGGTGCTACCGATGTTGTGGACGCTGCAGCAACTCTTGCCGCAGAAGACAACTCAGAGCATGCAGCCCTTTACTACCCTTGGGTTTATATTCCAACAGAAGTAACTGGCGTAAACATGCTCATTCCACCAGTTGGATTTGTTGCAGGAAAGCGTGCTCTTGCACATAACCAGACTGGCCCTCATCAGCCATACGCTGGTCTTGTTTCAAGCGCAAGATTTGTTCAGGGTGTTGAAGTTGATGTCAACAGAACTCTTGGAGATTCGCTTGATGAAGGCTATGTGAATGCAATTCGTTTAATTGCAAACAGCATCAGAGTTTATGGTGCTCGTTCGCTTTCAACAGATACAGAGAACTTCAGATTCATTACTATCCAAGACACGGTGAACAGTGTCGTCTTTGAAGCCAACGCATCAATGGAAGACCTTGTGTTCGCCGTTGTTGATGGTCGTGGAAGTCTTTTTGCAACAATTGAAGGAAGACTCACCGCAATCTGCGAAAGAATGAAGGCAATTGGAGCACTCTACGAAGCACTTGATGCTGACGGAAGACTTCTTGACCCTGGTTACTCGGTTAAGTGTGATACTTCAATCAACACAACGGCGCAACTTGCAAGTGGCACGATTAAGGCTCAACTCGGCGTGAGAGTAAGTTCTGTTGGAGACAAGATTGAAGTAACAATCATCAAGTCAAACCTCACATCCTCAATCACGGTATAACTAGGAGCACAAAATGGCAAAACTATCCCAGAGGCAAATCCTCGCAGAGATTAACCCAATCAGCAATGCTTCACCAAAGTGGAACCTTTTCCAGTTTGCTCAGGTTTCTGGCGGAGAAATCACTGCTTCGGTAGAAAAGATTTATCCTGGTGGCGCAAAGTTTCCAGAAGTTCTTTGTGCTCCTGCAGAAATTGGCGACATCACTCTTACAGCCCACTATGACGATGACAGAGTTGTTGCACAGGACGGAAACGGCATTGCTGCAAAGATTAAGGAACTAAGACCGCTTGTTGGTCGCGTTTACTACGACATCGTTGTTAAGACATACGACTGTGACATTGAGGTAAGAGGTCTTGACCGCACATACTCAAAGTGCCTTTTGGTCGGAATCACAGAGCCAGACGGTGACTCGTCATCGGGTGCTCCAGCAACATTTGCACTGACATTCTCAGTTCAGGGCGTAGTCTGATTTAGTACAACATTTTACTGGTTATTTGCACCAGTAGATACATGCTGTGCTAATGTTCTGGCATGACAGAAAATAACTCTCTCTATTCAGAACCAGAAGCACCAAAGAAGGCTGAGCCAAAGCAAGCCTCTTTGCCTAAGGTTGATGAACCGAATGTACTTAACCGTCTCAAGGAAGTAATCCAGAAGAAGGTTGAGCGACCAGTAGTGCGCCTTGAGGTCCCAGAAAGACCAGGCGTTTCTCTTCGCATTAGCCCAAACATCACTCAGAACCAACTTCGTAACTGGCGTAAGAACTCTGGTGAAGACACCAAGGCTGGCATGGACTCTATTAAGTTCTCTTGCTATGTAATCGGTAGCACCACTGTTGGTGTTTGCATTGACGACGAAGAAGTATTTGATGAGAGTGGATATTCTCTCAACTTTGCATCTTCACACATTCTTGAGATGACAGAAGCGTCACGACCAATCCCAGAGGCTGTTCGTGCATTCTTTGGAGTTGACCCACACCTTGAAGCAGCCGCTCTTGCGATTCTTGACGCTGCTGGATACTCGGACACTATTGATACATCGGACCCTACGACGGAGTCTTCAACGAACTAGTTGACGACTCCTTAGTTGTATCAGCCGCCCGTATGGGCGAGTTGTTTGGGACCGACCCAATAGCGCTTTTAGACTGCTCTGAAGATGAATGGTTGATAAGGCTTGCCTGTGCTAAAGTTATTAGTAACGACCGCGAAGAGCAGGAAAAACAACGCCAAAAAGCGTCTGCTCGCTAGCGAATTACTGGAGCATCAATGGCTGAAGCAAAACTTACAATTGACATTGATGTTGACGGTGTAGGCAAAGCAGTCACTGGTCTAGCCAGCGTTAATAGGGCTGTAAGAAATATTGATAGCCGAACAAGAGGCCTAGCAACTACATCCACTTCTGCTGGTTCTTCTATTCAGAATTCAGTAAACAGATGGAAAAAGTCTTTTGACCAGTTTGACAAGGTAGTAAGAACAGTAGGAACAATAGGTCTTAAAGGCCTAACTATGGCACTCAAATTTGCGGGCATTGAAATGGTCGCTATGGGTGCTGCAATGGTTGCCATACATGGTGCTTTTGTCCTAGGAAATGCCGCAATGAAGGCTATGAGGGCAACTCTTGGGCCACTAGCCGCTGGTATGACCGCTGTAGTCGCTGCTGCTGCTACTGCGGCTGCTGCTATTAGAGAACAGCAAGCAGCAATGTTCGCCTATAAGACAAAGAGCGCTCCAGAGTTTGGCTCAGGTCTCAATCAAACTAGACAGGTAATGAGAACGCTCTATACAGATGCTTCTCTTGCAACAGTCGGCGTTGAGAACCTTAACAAGGCTTATGCGACAGTCTCAAAGACATCAACATTCACGGCACAAAGCCAGAAGACGCTTAAAGGCTTGATGGACTTTGCTTCTGCTGGTCAGCCCATTGAAGAAGGTATTCAAAAAGCAAGTGAACTAATTGCTATTCTTCAAAACTCAAAAAAGTCTTTTTCTGAAGCAAAAGCATCTGCACAGCAGTTGTTTCCAGACAAAGAAGCAATGGATAAGGCTTTAAAGAATCTTAAAATCACGACTAAAAAAGGTCTTGAAAAAGCAATTACAAGTGGTGACCTGGCTAAAGCCGCTGGTGTTGAAGGACAGTTTGAAGCAGTTTCTGGAACACTTATTAACAGGCTTAAAGGCTACTTCAATGTAATTAGGAATCAGTTTGGAGACCTTGGTCAGCCCCTTCTTGAACCAGTAAAACAAGCAGCGCATCAAATATTTAATATTTTGAGAAGAGGCTTTGTAGCAATTTCTGGAAATACTCAAAAATTTGGCATGGGCTCAATGCTTGACGGCCTTGTAAGTATGGTGCAAAAACTTACCGACTGGTCAACAAATCTAATTAACAACAACCTTAAGTCTGTTGATGGAATGTTTTCAAAGATGTCTGGCTGGTGGAAGGACTTCAGATACGGCTGGAATGCTGTGCTTGACAAACTAAGACCAATGATTGAAGGCGC